TATGGAGGAAGCCAAGAACAACGGCGAAGCCCAGATCATTGACCTGCTGGAAGGCAAGATCTTCCAGACGCAGGAAACCATCATCGAGAACATGAACACCATGTTCTACGCCGACGGTACAGGCAACTCCAACAAGGACATGCTCGGTTTGAGCGTTCTCGTTGGTGACAACACGGCCACCGTTGGTGGTATTGACTCCAGCGATGGGGACAACGATTGGTGGCGGTCAACAATCCGTAACGGTCCTGCCGATTCGGGTCCAGGCGCGTTGGCTATTGCCACAATGGGCACCCTGTACAACAGTGTGTCCGTTGGCAACGACCAGCCGACAATCATCATCACCACTCAGGCCGAGTACGAGGCTTACGAGGAACTCCTCGAAACCAACATTCGTTACACGGATACTGACCTGGCTGATGGTGGTTTCCAGAACCTGCTGTTCAAGGGCGCACCTGTGACCTTTGACAGCGACACCAACCTGGCTACGAAGATGTACTTCTTGAACACGAAGTACATCCAACTGGTCGCACACTCCGATGTCTGGTTCAAGCCGACACCGTTCGTGCGGCCCACAAACCAGGATGCGGTCTTCTCGCAGTTGCTTTGCTACGGCGAGTTGACAATCAGCAACCGTGCCCGCCAGGGGCTGCTTCGCAACCTGAACGACTGACCCTGATGGGACGAGGGTTCGCATACGCGTACAAGGCTGAGCAACGCCCTTACGGGCAGCCTGCCGATGGTTTCCGCGATACTTCGCCACGACCACAAACTGTGGGTTCGTCGCGCAACATCCAGCGAATGCAACCAATGGCGCCTAGCGTTCCCGAACCCGAGGTCAGTAAGTGCAGTTCGTTGACCCGCAGCGGGGCACCCTGTAAGGGGCGCCCCGTTACGGGCAGCGACCTGTGCGTCTTCCACACCCCGAAGGAGTAGCTGGTGGACATTTCCACCATGCGCTCGTATATCCGCTCCGTGGTGGATATCGACTCGTCCGACATCATCGACGACACCCTGAACCGTTTCCTTGGCGAGGGGTACGACAAGATCGTCTACTCGGAGAAGCGTTGGCCGTTCTATGAGGCCGAATCGACGTTTAGCACCGTTGTCGACCAGAAGGACTACACCCTGGCGGCTGTAGGCACGTCGGTGACGAACGGTTTGCGTGAACTCGCAGCGATGAAAACTGACAATCACGTCCTGACGTTCGTCGGTCGTGACGAAGGCGACATCGTGTACCCGTTGCAGTCCAACACGACGGGGGCCGCATGGTGGTGGTCGTGGTGGGCGGAAACGGTTCGCCTGTACCCCACCCCTGGTTCTGTCTACACCGTCTATTTCAGGGGCTACCAGAATCCGACCGCTTTCGGCGCTGGGGTGGGCGACTCGGTGGAACCGTCGGACCTGCCCGACCCGTTCCACATCCTGATCGCTACCTACGGGATTGCCCGCGCCTACGAGCAGCAGGAAGACCCTGGTATGGCAGCCCAGTATTTCGGAATGTTCGCGTCGGAACTGGAAAATCTGACGGGTCGTTACGCCGACACTCCTGCACCCCAACCGCTGCTGTTGAACAGCCGCTCAGCGTCGAGATGGAGGTCGCAGGTCATCCTGCCCAACCGTCTCCGCTACTCCTGGGAGTAGCGGATGGTCCGTGGAGCTGGTGCGCGTGGAAGCGGTTTCCGCCTCGCCACGCTTGAATCTTTCTCAGGTGGTTTGAACCTCAGGTCCGACCAGTTCAACCTGGCACCCAATGAGTCGCCAGACCTGTTGAACGTCGTCGTCGACCCCAGGGGCGGGGTTCGTATGCGCGACGGCGTGGACCGCAGGAACCCGACGGCGTTGTCCGCCGACGTGAAAGGCATGTGGGGTTTCCACACTGATAGCGGCACCAACGCTGTGATGGTCAACTATGGCACCGTGGTCGCCCAATCAACTAGTACCAATTTTACTGATTTGACGGGTATCACGGCCCGCACCGCTGGTTCGAGGGTGTACGGGATGACGATGAACAACGTCGCGTACGGGGTTTCGTACGATCAGCCGTCGTTCAAGTGGAACGGCTCGGCGGCAGCCGACCTGGGCGCCACGTTCGATGGGACGACGGGAAACTTTCCGCAAGCCCAGTATGTGACGTTCTGGAACAACTTCGCATGGGCCGCCAACACGTACGAGGGGTCCACGGCGCACAAGACCAGGGTTCGCTGGTCGAACGCCAACGAACCCGAAAAGTGGGGTGAAGCCCTGATCGACGCCGACTATGTGGACATCGACAAGGGTGAACACGGCGACTACATCACAGGGTTGGCACCGTTCGGTGACCGCCTGTTGGTGTTCAAGTCGAACTCGACGTACGCGATCTTCGGTTACGACTCTGACTCGTTCCAGGTGCAGGCACAGTCCTCCTCAGTGGGGATGATCCCACTGTCGTCACCCGCGATCACCCCGAACGGGGTGTTCTTCTGGTCGGCGCAGGAAGGCATCTACCTGTACAACGGGGAACAGTTCGTCTACCTGTTCTCCAAACTGCAACCAGCCATCGACGATGGGCGGATCACGTTCGTGAATCCGCCCCAGTTGGCGTGGGGCGACAACAAGCTGTTCGTGTCGATCGACTGGACGGAAGACGGTGCGACCACCAGGCGGACCCTGATCTTCGACCCGACGATCGGCGAGAGCGGCGCCTGGATAACGACCGATATTGACGCTGGCCCACTGTTGGCGTATCGGCCCCCGAACGAACGGGCATCCGTCCTGGCGGGTTGCGTCGCCAACACGGGGTGCGTGGTCGACGTGGAGGACGAACAGAACCGTACATCCGACCGTTACACGGGGTCCACGGAGGTGCACATCACGTCGTATTTCGTGACCCCGTGGTTGACGGGCAACGACCCGATTACGAAGAAACGGTGGGGGAAGCCAAGGTTCATCACCTTGGCGGAGTCCTCGATCACGATGCCCGTCCAGGTGTACAAGAACTACGACAAGTCGTCGCAGACGACGACATTCGACGTGAACGTGACGGGGAAAACTTCCGATTCGTTGTGGAACACGGCGAAATGGGATGACGCCGACCCCGATTCCGCGTATGTCGCCAAATGGGACGCCATTTCAAGGGATCTCGTCGCAGACGTGATTCGGTTACCCACACTTGGGACAGCCCTCAGCATTAGTTTGAAGGTCAATGGTCCCTCCACGAACAACCACTGGGAGGTGAACGCTATGGCGTTCACATACAACCCGAGGAGATTGCGCTAGATGGCGACGTTGGCTGTCACAAACGACTTTTCGGCGGGCACCACGATTGTGGCCGCCGACATGAACACCAACTTCTCCGACGTGGAGACGTTCGTCAATTCGGCCCCTGGGCTGTTGCAGAACAGTTTGGTGGACGCCAAGGGCGACCTGCTGGCCGCTTCGGCTGACAACGTGATCGCCCGCCTGGCCGTCGGTGCCAACACCTACGTGTTGACTGCCGACTCGACGGAGGCCACAGGCATCAAGTGGGCTTCGCCCACGGCGGGAACGGTCACGGCGGTTACTGGGACTTCTCCGATTGTGTCGTCTGGTGGGACGACACCCGCTATTTCAGTAGTAACCAACGATGCACAGCTTATTCTGAACAACACGATTTTCAACTAAGGAAGGCCAATGGCAACATATTCCAAGATCAAACTGTCGGGCACACCCGCTGACGGCAGGAACATCAAGGTCGCCGCTACGGCGACGGCGGGAACGCTGATTCATACGGCTGTAGCGGGCACTTCTGACCTGGACGAAATCTGGTTGTATGCGTGCAACACGTCTGGGTCTGATGTGAAGCTCACCATCGAGTACGGCGGGGTTGCTTCACCTGATGATCTGTCCGAGGTCACGATTACTGCTGAGGCAGGCTGGGTTTTGGTATGCCCAGGGACACTGTTGCAGAACGGTCTGATTGTCAGGGCGTTTGCTGGAACAACGAATGTCATCAACATAAACGGTTACGTCAACCGCATCACCGCCTAGCAAATGTTTCGTCAGGATCGCACCAACCCGTCTACCGCCATATCCAACTGGCGGGGACGGCACGACACCGCGAAGGGGTGGCCTTCGACGGCTGTGTCTTCTTGGCTGAATGGTGGCCTGTTCGGGGCCGCGGAACTGGAGTACACAACGACGGGTTCTCCAACACTCCGCACCCACGGCGATTACACCTCCCTCCATTGGACTGGAGTGGGTACGTTCACGATCAGCGCCAACCCTGCTGGCGTCGCGTTCGACATCTGGGTGGTGTCTGGTGGTGCTGGCGGCGGGGGCGGCGGAACCGCTTGGTGGCGTCTCGGTTCAGGCGGGGGCGGAGCGGGTGGCGCTGAAGCGTTCACATCACAGACGTTGGGTTTGGCAGAACACACCGTAACTGTCGGTGGCGGTGGCGCGGGTGGCGCTGCCACCGGCAACTATGGCGTTGCCGGTGGTGCTGGTTCGGTTAGTTCATTCGCCATCAACGGCGGCAGCACCCACGCCACGACCGGTGGTGGCCCAAGCGGAGATAACGTCTCCGCCGGTGCCTCTGGGGGGTCAGGTGGTGGGGCTGGAGGGTACAACCCTTACAACAACGGCGGGTCGGGTACGGCCGGTGAGGGCAACGATGGCGGTAAAGGCAATCAGGGTGGGGCACCTGGACTGGGTGGTGGCGCTGGCGGCGGTGGCGGCAAAGGCGGCGTCGGCGGAGATGGCACCGAGTACGACGCGGCGGCCACGCCGATAGGTGGCGAGGGTGGTACGGGCGGTGCCAATGGCACGAACAATTACGCCGACGGGACGACCAGCGGCACGGGTGTCGGAACGTGGGCTGGTGGCGGTGGCGGTGGCGGTGGCTGGACGGACACCACAGGCGGAGCGTCTGGCGGTGCGGGCGCAGGCGCAGGGGTTGGCGGTGTGGATTCAAGTGCGGGGGGTTCAGCGACCGCCTATACCGGCTCGGGTGGCGGCGGGGGAACGTACCTATACGAGGGCGGCGCAGGCGCTACCGGCGCTGTAGTCGTTAGGTGGTTGACCTGATGGCGCACTTCGCAGAACTAGACGCAACCAACACGGTGCTACAGGTACTTTCCATCCACAATGATGTCACCCATTTGGATGGCATTGAGGATGAGCAGCGAGGCATCGACTTTCTCAACGGCCTGTTCCCCGAGTCGGGGACGTGGATCCAGACCTCCTACAACCACAACTTCCGCACCCGCTATGCGGGCATAGGAGGCACCTACGACGCGACCGCCGACATGTTCATTGTCCCGCAACCATTCCCGTCGTGGACGCTGGACGACAACTACGTCTGGGAAGCACCCGTCCCGTACCCCGCAGACCCCTCAGCGGAGGACGATCCAGTTTACGTCTGGGACGAGGACACGACCTCATGGGTTGAGATCACCGAATAATGACTGACACCACCGATATCCGCCAAGTCAGAATCCCCACCGTCGCCGTCGGGCTAATGCTGTCCGTGGCCGTAATCGTCGGCACAGTCACATGGTCCTCAGCACGCCTGGTGGCGCGCATCGACCATTTGGAAGCAACAGTGTCCTCCATCGAGCAGACAATGGACATGAACGCGTACGCCAGGGCAGCAGACCTGGAGGACTTGCAGCTCACAGTCAACTATTTGAGTGTGGCGTTGGATGATTTGGGCGACATGATCGATGACGACTGGGTGGTCGAGGACTGATGCCGACCATTTACAAGCCGACTCACAAGTTTTTGGGACAGAACGCTGTCTCTATTGAGTACGAGCTTCGCAAGTTGGCGCAGACACTGGTTGCCCAAGCGGCGGAGATCGACGCAACCAGGTTGGGCATTTTCGGAAAGCGGGACTAATGGGTATCAGAAGGTCAGCATCAGAGTACGGGGCGTCGGTTGGCGACGAGCAGTTGGCCGTGGCGGCTACAGCCGTGGCGTTGGCATCTGTGCCCGCGACGGCTATCGCGGCGATGGTCACCAACGGTGCCGAGCCGATCAGGGTTCGTTGGGGTACGCCGACGGCCAGTGTGGGCCACTACCTCAACCCGTACTCAGTTTTGGACTTGTACCAGGATGATCTTGGCGATGTGAAGTTCATTCGGGTTTCGTCGAGCAGCACCATTGACGTTACCTACTTCGGCTAGGAGCGACCATGCCTTCAAGGATTACGCAACGCATAGATCAAGTCCCCACTGGGGACATAACGGCTGTCACGGCTGGGGATGGTCTGAGTGGGGGCGGTTCGACTGGGGCTGTGAGTCTTGCCCTGGATGTGAACGAACTGTCTGTCGTTACTGCGGTTGCGGGCGACTATGTGGCGATAGAGGACATCGGGGACGGTTCGTCGAAGAAGGCCCTTATCAGCGATATTACGGCCCTGGCTGGTGACATCACCGAGATTACCGCTGGGAACCTCGTTGATGTCACGTCGGCGACGGGGCCAGTGCCGACGATCAACGTCGACCTGTCGGAAGCGTCCACGTCCACCTCTGATGGTGACGGCGACTACTTCTTGGTCACCGATGCGGCTGCCGCACAGTACAAGCTGACGAAGGCGAACATTGCCTTGTCGGGGATGAATAACGATTCTGGGTGGACGACCAATACTGGCACGGTTACGTCCGTCACTGGGACTGCCCCAATCGTTTCCTCAGGTGGGGCCACCCCCGCTATTTCTATAACGGTCGAGACTGGCACGCTGTTGTTGGCGGGTCAGGTATTCGGATAAAGGAGCAAACAGATGGCTTTGATGGGATCAGACCAGGCGAAGATGGGTCAAAACGACCAGACTTTGGCGGTGTTGGAGTGGTTGCGTACCGAGGGTGCCCAGAACCTGTTGAAGCAGGTTGCGGCTGGTCGCGCGCAGAGGGCTGATGAGCCTGACATTCAGCGTGGTCAGGAGGAGGTTCAGCGGCGTCGTGACACGGCTGTGCATGACTGGTTGAACACTCCTGAGGCGCAGCGGTTCCTGATGGGCCGCGAGGATGCCGATATTGCGATGCGTCAGCAGGGTCAGCGTGGCCCTGGCAGCGGTGAGGGTCCGCCGACTTCAACATTCGACGAGAGCTTCCGAGCACCGCCGAGGGATGTCCCGCAGCCGCGTGGGCAGTTCGCTCCGCCTCCCATACAGGACACGATGAGGCAGGCGACATCAGGTTATGGGCAGATGGGGGATCCTCGCGCACAGATGTTGGAGCAGTTGATGGCGGCTGGTGCCGCCAACCCTGACTTTGATCGCGGCCCGTACACGCCTGGTGCGTTCGAGCAGCAGCCGCGTGGGCAGTTCGCTCCGCCTCCTGGGCCTCCGCATCAGCGGCCTGGTTATGAGCGCCCCCCTGGTGGCGGTGGCGACTTCTCGATGATGGGCATTCGCCCAGGACAGATGCAGCCAGGCAATGACCCCAGGATGTTCAACCGTTCGATGCTTCGTCGGTAATAGGAGTTTCTGATGCCCCCTTGGGGAGCAGGTTCGAAGCCTAAGAAGACGCCCGCGAATACGGTCAGGAACTCGACGTATTCTACGACGAACAGGTTCAGTGGCCCTCAGTCGGGTCGTGGCGCTGTTTCTACTGGCGGTTTCGGTCAAGGGTACGGTCAGGGCAGCCAACCAAGTGGGCCACCGTCAGGTCGTGGCGCCGTTTCCACGGGCGGCTTCGGTCAAGGGTACGGTCAGATACAACGCCCTTCTGTGCCTGCGGGTCCACCGTCAGGTCGTGGCGCCGTGTCTACAGGCGGGTTTGGTCAAGGGTACGGTCAGATCCAGCAGCAGCCATCGTTTTCGCAGGAAGAACTGAGGCAGGCTGCCACCTCTGGGGCCGCTACGGCCCCT